AACTAAAGGATCCACATTCTGCGTCAAAGTCATACATCTAATATAGTCTATAGTTTCCGGCACTGATTTATCAGATGATAAAAAAGGCTTTTCCCATTTAGACTCCCATTTCGAAAGAGATATAAGCGAATGTTCGAGGGTAAGCTTTGTAGATTTGGTTGTAACAAACTCGTTTTTATCCTCATCAAAAAATTCGCGACTGGGAACTATTATCTCTAGCATGACTATTTACCTTCTGAAATAAGTCCTTTCTCATACTGAGCTCTCGCTTCGTCAAGTTTTGCCTGTGTCTCAGCATCAAATACAGGAAGTATACCATTAACAAATTCAGCCGCTTTTTCAGCATCAGTCGATAGCTCGACATATAACTCGTCAAAAGCCTGTGTGTATTTGAAACTTTTTACAAGATCGGGATCTTTAACAAAGCCCTTTCCATCGGACGTTTTCACACCGTACGAACGAAGAATAATCTCCTTCATCATAGGAAGGATTTTGATAGGATCATTCTCTTTTGCGATCGATGCTATCTTTCCGGCAAAACCATCTTCTCCTTCAGCGGCCCAGTCGATAAGTTCGCCCTTTGTAAGATGAAAATAGTAAGTTTCCTCAACCTGATTACCATCAAAATCGGTATACTTTATAACTTTCTGTATCATTTCTATGCTCCTTTCAAATAAAAAGACCCCGGGCTTCGAAAGTTTCCGGGGTACGTTCATAAATCGAGTTTTACTGACCGCTCATCAGCTGAATAACTTCTGCTGGAAGAGGAAGACGAGCCGTTGTATTCTCGCCGCCATAGAGAATCGCCTCGAGGGAAGTAAGTTTTGTAGCATTAGCCGTTGTCGAATCAATCGTAAGAACTGAAGTTGGCTTAGCAACCTCCTCGTTGTTTACGATAACCTTTACAGGTGTGCTGTTAAGTTCCCAAGAGAATTCGATAGCTTCCGGACTATCGTTAATAGTCGCATAACCTCTCTCGGATGGAGCAGCTGTAAGACCATAGACCAGATGAAGTTTATACCCATGATCGGAACCATCGGTATCATTACCAAGTCTTGTTCTATAGCAAAGACCAAACATCTTCCTTGCCTGCTGACCGGCAATAACACCAGTAGCGATTTCCTCGGACCCATCGCACTCTGCGAATTCGTCAGGATATGTATAAGCTGTAACTGTAGCGCCAAATTCCTCAGCAGCTCTGAGGTTAAGGTATTTAATATTATCGGCGTAGATAGCATTCGCATCAGCACCGGAAGGGCTCTCGGTAATACCGGTAATACCATTCCAAGCAACTCCCTCTGGGTATGTATTATTGCTGATAGGATAAAGAACGCACTGATCTACACCGGTTTCGAAAAATCGTTCACCGATAGCATCCCATTCAAGTTTAGCCATTAATTGTGCCTCCTAATAAAATAAAGTCAAAGCGTCATGATACAGATTATCGTTGATAAACCGTCTATCAAAACTAATGTATTTGAAGTGGTCGAGTAAGTTTTCAGCAATCTCATTATCGGGATTTCTGGAAATAACCGTCACTTCATATGATCTATTCTTTTTATAAACTTTATCATCGGCATAATCCGTTCTTATGTCGCTCAAATTGTATACTATTGCGTCGTACTTCATCTTAACGCTCTCCGGAGGTTGAAAATACACATTTCTACTTCCGAGAATCTCTTCTAATTCTCCCTGCAGCTCAAGCCTGCTCGCCATTGTATACACCTCCAAGCGTTAAGATAAGTCTCGGGTACTGTACATCTACAGAAGAGATCTTCCACACAGCACCAGAATACTCTATAAACTCCATAGAATGAAAATGATTCAAAGCGTATGGATCGGCTACTATACTAATCGTCGCGTTAACGCTTAGATCATCGTTTATCGCTGTAGGGTTATCACGATTTCTACCTCTGCGCTCCAAGTCGCCATAATAACGACGAGTAATGACCTTTGGCTCCCATACACCAGGAGTAGTTTCTTTGGTCTCAACAAAGCCGATCGTTCCAAAATACTTAGCCATATGAATTTCTACTCCTATTTTGAACTATTTCTCTTATGTAGTTGGTTCTTCCGCCGGCGTTACGGCTGTCCATACAGCATAAAGTGTAACGTCTCCTGTCGGAGTATACGGTGAAGTAACCGTTGCAGACTGTGCACTGGACGACTTAGCCCATCCTGCAAACTCTTTGTTTTCAGGAGCGGTAAGACCGGTTCCATCGTTAAGCGTAATAGCATCGCCGGCATTCACATCGACGGCATCGAGAGAACCGGTTCCGCCATTTACATTATAAGTAACCGTCCATGTTCCATCTTCCGGAAACCCTTTAGCAAGGGCAATATTATGAACCTGCTCAGCAACGGTCTTGCCGGTAGCTGATCCACCAAGAGCGACTGCGATCTCGCCAATAAGGCCAGGAATCGTATTCTTGGTTGGAGATGCGCCACAAGCAATAACTACTTTTCTCAGTTCGCCTTTAACAGTCATTCTTTATCCTCCTATTAAGCGGTATAAGGTTCCTCGATAACTACAGCAGAGTAAACTCTTGTCAGAGCTCCAGAGCATCTTGTCTCGAGCAGGGACTTCTGCTGGTTGAAATCGATATCGAAGTCCGTGAAGTGAGTGATCTCTCCACCCTTTGTCGCGCCAACATTGTAATCAGCAAGGTTTACGCAAATACCAAGCAGTTTGTGCTGGTTGCTGCTGCCGTCTGTTCTGATCTTATTAGCAAACTGCTCCGCGGTGATGATCTGTCCAACATTCAGAGCCGAAGCAAGCTCAGCCTTCGATCCGAAGATCCTACGACCATTTCTGTCTCTAGCAAGGAGCATTACATTCAGCATATGCGGTGTCATGTAGAAGTCAGGTGTGCCTGTGCCCTTCATGTTTTCTCTTGCATAGAGCAGCTTCTCGATCAGAGCCTCTGCATAAACATAGTTATCACCGAAATAGCTTCCTGTCTCTGTTCCCTGAAGAGTCTCTCTCATCGCAGCAACGTCAACATCAACATGAATTGTATAGAGATCATCGTCAGTCCAAATAGGTCTGATATGCTCTGGCGAGATCTTATCCTCTGCCTCATCGGATCTGCCATCGCCAAGCATGATAGCCATAGCAAGTTCCTCGTTAAGGTTCATTCTGTCGATCTTATAGAGATACTCAACATAATCGAAATCTGTGATGTCTACGATGTCGTCTCTGTGGAGAGCAGACTTAACATAAATTGTCTGCGGATCAGTAGTTCTTCTTACGAGCTGGAAGTTACCAGTCTGAGCTTTCTGCTTACCCTTCTGATATCCCTTAGCTCTGAGAGAATCGATATTGCGGATGTCAACCTGCTGAGTTCTGATCCTGCTCATAGGGCTCTTATGGACTTTACTGAGAACTGTATTGATCCATCCCTGATCGCTTGTGATAAGCTCAGGTGCGCCAGGTCTTACATCCTTATACTCTGGGAACAGAGCGTCAACTGTCAGAGCACCAGTTGTTGGCGGAGTCTGATAGAAACCGCTGGATGCAGCATCATGCATGAGCTCACCCTCGAGACCATTAGCATCCATATAAGACTTCACTGCCATCTGGAAGGACATACCAGGCTCCTTAGCGGTTCTGAGAATGTCCATCTGATCGGAGTGAGTAAGTACATCATCTCTTTCGTAATCGTTATCGAATACGTTATGCTTCATTTCTTCATCTTCTCCTTCACTATCTGTATCGGCACCAGCATCTTCAAGAGCCTGACCAATCATGTAATAAACAACGTTCTTCTGTTCTTCTGTCAGTTCATCAAATACATCCTGAACAGTCTTTTCTTTACCTTCTGCCATTTCTTCCTCACTTTCTTTTGAATCATCCTTGTGTTCTAATTCTTCTTTATCCTCTTCTTTTGAATCGTCAGGTTCCTCGGTCTTCTCTTCGACCTCTTCTGGTTCAGACTCTTCAGAAGCTTCTTCTGTATCCGTTATCTCATCCTCTTCATCAGAATGAGCGAGCATAAGTTCAACATTTTCATACCCCATAGATATTATGGCCTCTGAATCATCTTCCTGATCGTTATGGGAAAGAATAGGAAAGTCGATTATCGCACCAGGATTTGCTCCTGCAAGAACAAGACTTACTTCTCTGATAACGCCATGAACAACGTCTCTTCCGTGATGCTTAAGCTTATTAGCATTTATAGAAAGCGAATTAACATCGCCATGCTGAACAAGCTGTTTAGCATTCTGGCCGGACTCAGTGTCGTTAAAAGTGCAGTAAGCATAAACGCCCTCTGGTCTATTCTCCAGAAGGGCGTGGCCAAGTACATTACCCGGATCATCATGGATGTGATTCCAGACAAGTGGAACAGTCATGCCATCATTATCCTTGAATGCATTCTGCTTGATTGTTCTTCCATCGGAGCAGCGTAGATCGTTTTTAGTAGCCCAGCCACTAAAATCATAATTTGCTCCCATTTTGAATGTTTCCTTTCTACTCCATTAAAGCACTAACCGGCATTGACGCTGGGTCCATAGACATGTCTTCTTCCTCTGCATAAGCCTCTTCTTCCATAGGCATTTCCTCCTCTGGCATCATAGGCTGTTCTTCCTGATACAGATTACTGTTGACAAGCTGGTCAGCCTTAGGATCGTCAGAAGGTTTAAACCCGATGACCTGTCTAATCTCATTAGAGGTCATAATCTCATTCCTTGTAAACTTATCTGCAATTTCTGCGATGTCGTTAACCGGAACAAGACGGAACGGGTCTCGATAGTATTCGATTGATTGGCCCTGAGATCTAGCGGTTTTGGTTAGAAACTTTCGTTTAAATTCAAGCGCAATTGTCGCAAGAATTGGTTCGATGGTTCCGTTATAGTAATTCAGAGAAGTCTTCTCATCGGCAACACCCTTAATGATGTCTTCGGTAACACCCAACTGCCCGTATAGTGTGTTGGTCAGGTATTCAACCTGCTTTAAAAGGTTGTTTTCGACAGGACGATTCAACTGAGTTATCCTCTCGGTTCCATCTGTATAAGCAATGCCATACTTGGATCCGGCAAGCTGAACTTCGATGTCTTTACGTCTCTGTTCTGCCTGCTGTTTTCTGGCCTCACTTTTGATAACATAAGGAAGCTGAATAATAAGGTCTAGCTTCCCTGCTCCACTCTGTTCGTCAACTAGATCAAGCAAATTAAGTTTGCGGATAAGTCTTTGAAGAGTGGAATTTGGTTCGTTCATTATCGAATAAAATGGATTCTCGATAATGGCGACCATCTTTTTAGGAAGAATAAGCTCTTCGTGCTTTCCGGTTCTCTCGTTGTAAAGATTTACTCTGACTTTATCCGGATACCACTGAGTTATCTTTCCAGTTCTCATGGTCTGTATGTCATAAGATGTTGATATCTTTGGGTTTATTGATGTATCAGTTGGAACAACGCATACAACTCCCTCATCAAGCATTGACATAACAAGATCATGAATAAAGACGCGACATGTCTGGTCCACATTAGCCTCAAGAGTGAGGATATTGTTAAGTCCTGACTTCGCGTCTTTTATATACCTATCATTTTCGTCCAGATATACATGTTTTAAATCGATCGCTGCGACATCTATAGCTATTCGATTGTAAATCGAAGTGACTATAGACCGTTCATTGCCCCTGGTCATTCTAAAACGATCCGGACGGTATGAATAAGCACCGTAATTAAAACCATAATTTGGCGTTGGATCTCTGCTTGTGAAAGCATTCCAAGCGTGCTTTAACCTGTCAGTAAATGAATATTCTGGCATGTAATGCCTCCTTTATCCGTACTTATAAATTATTAACTTTATTGTATGTTTTCCATAAATATGGATTCAGCGAAACCATTTCGTTATCAGATGTACGAACAGAAGGATTACGGATGTTTACATTTCGATCTAAAATCGCGGATACATAATCTTTTACTTCGTCCTCATTTTTAACTTTAAGGTCCTTAGCAATGGCGCCTCCTAACATATCAACTTTCTTGTCCGTATAATCCTTCCATATGGCATGCATCCTAGGATCAGACGAGGCTTTATTTAAAGCTTTCTGTATATCATCAGACGCTTTTGCATACTCTTTGCCATTTCTAGCCGCATCTCTTCTTTTTATAGCATCAGAAACGCCATACTCTTTATATAACTTATTACGTTCATTCAGTCTGGCCTTATAATCGCTCTTCAAATCCAGCATCGCACGATCATAATTAGCACCTGTTGATTCTCCGTTTTTTGTCCTTTTCTGTGCCTCTAATATTCGAGAGCTGTATTTCTTTGACAAGGAGGCATATCTATCTTTTCCTTCTTGTGTTAACCGGCCAGATTTATCCTGATATCGTCGCACACCCCACTTCATGCCCTTTACGCCATGATGGGATAATTCGGTTTTTAAATAAATCATAATCAATCACTCAAATGCTTCTCGGTTTGCCTTATAGGCAATATAAGCATCCATCATCGCCGATACGTTATCTATCTTTTGTTCGCGTCTCTTTTTAAGTAATTTCCTATTACCATTCGTGTCTTCAAGAGTGATACAGTTACCCATCGCGAAAGTCATTAAAGACTCGTCAAATAGCAACATTCTCTCTTCTGCCAATGTCTTAAGTTCTCCGAGCGGGACTGATTCGGTCCTAACGCCCTGAATAACTTTAACAATGCCAAATGGTCCATTCTCCGCTTCCCATCTTTCTACAAAATCTTTTGCATTATATGGGTCGAAACCAAAACACCGAACATCATACTCGCACTCGATAATATGATTATCAAGATCCTCATACACATCCATCATGTCAAGAATAGTTCCCTCAAGAACGATCAAACTTCCTTCCTGGATGAACTCTTCGTACTTTTGCCTCATTGCTCCCGGCAACTTCTTAAGAGTTAATGACGTAATATAACTTCGTGTCTTTATGCCAAACTGGCCATTTCCAAGCGGAAACATAAAAGTAAAAGCACAAAAGTCATCGCCCTGAGAAAGGTCTGCTCCAAGTGCACAAGGCATGGACCAGAAAGTTCTGCGTCTGTGAGGAAGAGTTTCTTCATAAGTGAAGAAATATGTGTAGCCTTCCATTGGAATGCCAAATCTCTTGGCTAAAATATCATTACGAACAGCCGGTACATTCTCTGCTTTCTCAACATCAAGCTGATACGCTTCGTAACTAACGGTTTTACCAAGATTTGGATTGGCTTTGCGCCACATTGACGGGTCGGCTACTTCCGAAATATCGTCAAGCTTATACCACCAAATAGAAACATGAGGATTCTTATACTTACCTTTAAGAATATCCATCAATTCCATCTTGATAGTATCTCCTGCACCATTTCGAACAGTACCTTCAGAACTCATAGCTATTATTAAATAATCTTCGTTCTTTGATGCGCCCTGTTCTATTGCGCCTATGACATCTTCTCTGATATCTCCGGATAGCCATTCATCAACTGTAGCTACTCTATCCCTATAGCCCTGATTCTTATCGATGCTCATAGGTCTGACTTCCAAAATAGAACCGGTTAAGAAATTCTCGATGCCTTTCTTTGTGGAAGCCAATTTAACTCTGTTTATTCTTGATCCTGTGGTGTTCTGAATCGAGCCTTCAGTAAGAAATTGTAGAAACGGACCCCTTGCTCGAATTATTGATGTCCGTATTGGAGCCAACATCTCTTCCGACTGTTTCATTGTCGGAGAGGTGGTTACCTGATGGGTCGTGGTAGGATCCACGTTTAAAAAGAAACTTTGTATAAAGGAGCCGTACATAGTTTTTGCAGCTCCTCTTCCAATTATTAAGAATTGTTTATTAATTAATCGCTTTTTTATCATTTTTCGGACATAACGTCCGCCCGCGGTTCCATCTTCGTTTGGCTCAAATACACTACGTTCAACATAGTAGTACCAGCCAAACACCTGCTCGGCCCATAATTTAAATGAGTCAAGCATTTCAACATCGGAACCATCCGTTAATGTTAATTCGTTTTCACAATACAAAATGAAGCCATTAACGGCTTCATCATCGTAATAAATACCGGGATTTGCTATGAGCGAATCTATTCGATTCATCTCCATAGATATCAGTTCGTTTACCGGTTCATCGCCCCTCATTACGGCATCCCGAAACTGACCGTAGTAATACGGGACTGCCGTATTGGATAAAGACATATCCCGCCTCTTTTATCTATACTTCTTAGGACTATATCCAGATGCTGCCATAACAGCCGACCTACTTCCATATCGACCAAGTTGAGTAGCAACGCTACTAGCCCCACCAGCAATAGCCGCCTGAACTGCAAACTCTACAGTTGGATCATTAAGAGCGGATATCTTTGTTTTGAGAGCTTTTGTTACGAACTTACTCCCATAATATCCGCCAATTGCCCCGCCTATCTGACCTATAGTCTTTCCGGCTTGCCCCGCAACTCTTGCTTTATTTCTGGCACTATTGATTCTTGCTGCTTCTTTTGATCGTGCAGAAGATATACTATGCCCTTTATTCATGGATCGATTAATTCGTTTAACTCCGCCAGAGCCATATACGGTCTTATCCCTAAGCCGTTGTTCTGAACTGTAATTCGAATTATACTTTTCTTTTCTAACTCCCCATTTCATGCCTTTAACGCCATGATGGGATAATTCGGTTGTGTAATATAGCATAATTAATCACCATAAAATCGTATCATTTGGCTTACGTACTATCGGCTCTAAAATAAGCAGCGACGAATCTCCATAATGGATAGCATCATGTGTTTGTTTACTTACACAGATCAAATACTCAGGATTAAGTAAATAATCTGAAGAATGCCTTATATCATCTAATGAAATTGGATTCATATGATGAATTAGTACTTTGCCAAAAATCTCTCTATCAAAAATAGCCAGATCACATCCATGATCTCTAGCTATCACATAATTCCTTATATCTTTCCATTCTTTTGACCGATAAAATAGCTGATTGAAATATCGGTCAAATCCGAATGTTTCTTCTCCAACTTTCCCATTAAGTTTTAAGTATTCGAACCGTTCCTGGAAAGTTGGAAGTTGTTTTAAGTCTCGATAACTTCTAGTAAACATAAACGTCAGTTCTTGATATGGAATATGATCCATCAGACTTTCTTCTTACTGTGTACATAGAGTTCCCCCAAGCAAAGTTTTCGGCTTCTCTATAATAAGCCTTTTTTCCTTTTTCATAAGCTTTCATGTTGCCTATATCTTGGGCATAAACCATCTTGTTCACGTGATGAGCTTTTTGTATTCTATATTGACCAACGGCCATATTTACTTCCGCTTGCTGATCAGCCTTAAACTTATTATGACGAGCGTTTTTAATATTTTGTTTATATGAAGCTTTATCGATTTCCTTGTTCTTCAAAGAAGTCTTTTGCCCCTTTTTGTAAGAAGAATACTCTTTTCTATTAGCGTTCTGAGCATCAACGTAGGTCTTAAATATCTCATTCGATTTTTTATTAACCTGCTTAGTTGCATACTTGTATTCTTTCTTAGCTTGCTTGTCAAATTCTTTTTCGTCTTTTCTTATTTGACGAAATTCTTTTCGGGTTGGGGTTCTTCCATCAATTTTATAGTTTTTTCTATCATGGCGCACGCCCCACTTCATGCCCTTAACGCCATGATGGGATAATTCATTCGAAATATATATCATGGCTAAAACCTCTTTGCGGTTGATTTATACTTAAGAATATCAGAAGCGTATCTCTGACCTTTCATATAATCGGCCTTGGTGAGATCTCTATACTGGCGTTCAAGATTCATTCTATTCACAGCTTTTCGAAGATCAGCATCAGACATTCCATCAATATTCTTTTTGCGATACTTTGTCATGGCTGCAGAACGTTTGGAGCCAGTTAAATTTCGTAACGTATTTCTAGCCGATCTGGCGTTCTTACTTGTTGCTGCTTTATGTATGCCTTTTCCGGCTGCATATCCAACAGGAGATATTATTTTAGCAGCGGTCTTTAATGTAGAGCCTTTGCCACCGGAAGAACGTTGTGACTCTTTTTCAACCGCTCGTTTAAGCGCGGCATCTTTTTTAGGATTTCTATTTGTGTTAATATACGTTTCGAGTTCTTCCTCTATACGCATTTGACGTTTACTTTGGCGTGCGCTTTTATTTGTTTTTCTATTAAGTGCATAAGCCTGCTTTACCGCTTTATTAACATAGCGTTCATCAACTCCGCTTTTTTGAGCTCTTTTACGACCTAGCTGTTCTGGGGTTCTACGAACTCCCCATTTCATTCCTTTAACGCCATGATGAACGAGGTAATCATCTGGTTTGCTTAATATATACATTTCTTTATCCTCATAAAAAATGAGGGAGTATCGTAATGACACTCCCTCGTTTTAATTAAGACTCCATCTCCAGACGTCCGATCCACTGATCAACCACCTGTCTCTCATGGTCAGTCTTGGCTTCGTCATACATACTCTCAAGTTTAGCAATCATTCTATCCTTGATACTATGTCCACTATAGCCATTCTCCATCATAGAGTAATCATTGTAAGATCCTCGTCTGCTAACATAGCGACCGGTATCAGAATCTCTTCCTCTACGGTAACTACCTTTCATTCTTCCAAATCTTACATCATAATCTCTATTTGGCATCATACCACGAGAATTGGAATATCCTTCCGACATACCATCAACCATTGCCATAAGCTCTTCGATGTCCTTGATTGTACATACAGCTTTCTTGGCGTTGTCAAGCTCTGTCGGATTAATATCCTTTTTAGCAGTAATCTTCTTAAGCTCGCTCATAAGGAGATCCTGAAGTTCCATTAATACTTTGTCTTCCATACGAAACCTCCTTCTAATAAGTTACATTCAAGTCTGGACGACTGAATATAACATTTGCATTCTGAACTTGTATTGGCTGAGAGCTTGTGTTACGAATCGCAACTGTTTCGCAGCAGCCATTCCATACACTGACATTAATTGCTCTGCTCACATTGAAATATTCGTCAACAGCAGCAGGAGTAACGATCATGGTACTTGCCGGAACAGTAGCGCCATCTACAGTAATAGCCATAGATATAGCCTCAACTGTCCCACCAGTAGGAATGGAAATATTCGCTCCAAAATCAATTAAATAACCGGCATTGTTTCTTCTTCCACAGCATCCTTTACTAGGAGACCATCCGCTAAGAAGAAAATTACCGGTTCCATCACGATGTTTAACAAGTCCTCTTTTACAAGGTTCAGGAGATTCCGTAAATATCACGGTTTCACCAGGGTTTACAACTTGGAGTGCATTTGCCGAATATTCAGCCATAACGCCACCTCCTTTAAGCTGCACATCCGCAGCCATTATAGAAGTTCGTTCCACAGCAGTTCGGATTCTGAACTACATAAGCAGGAACCGGGTTAGGTGCCAAATATCTTTCAAGAGCAGCCGTCTGAGCTTCATTATTAGCGAGAATCTGTGCGGTCTGAGCAGTCTGCGACTGAGCAAACTTAAGTGCATTGTTCTCGGCAAGAAGATCTGCGTTTCTCTGCTTGAAGCTATCGAGTTCAAGCTGGCAAAGCTTATCAAGAATAGCCTGGTTATTAGCTGTCTGATTTGAGATGATTCGGGATACTCCTTCAGAAAGAGCATTCCTATCAGCACAATTCTCAGTAGCTACCGTATACTTCAGATCGGCGATGCTTGCACGATTATCGCAACAACACTGCTGCTGAGCCATGCTTATAGAGTTAAGCGACTGCAGAAGATTTGTGTTAGCGTTGCATCTTGAAATCTCGGCATTAGCAAACCCATTAGAGATTGCCCCTGTGATGTCTCCAAGACTTGACATAATCGCGGCCTGATCAAAGCCTTTCTGTACATCATTGTTAGTATTAGTCATCATGTAAGGAATCTGACCATTACCTCCAAATCCGCCCCAACCGTTGCCCATAAAGGCAAACAGGAAGAGAATGATTATCCAGAAGGAGCCATCGCCCCAACCGAAACCATTGTTGTAGCCATTGCTACCCATGACTGCCGCTATATCAGCTGCGGACAGTCCGTTTTCATTAGTTAGTGACATTTATTAATCCTTTCTTTTAATAAGTAGTGATAATTTATATACAACCTTGCGCAATGGTGTGTATCATCGTTATCCCTTCATCAATTTCTGGAACTGCTTAGCCGCCTCGCTAAGTTGCTGGAACTGCGCTTGAGTCATCTGTCCAGAATTCAGAAGTTCTTTAACTTTTTGTTCCGGATCGCCTTTGAAGGACGAACGGAATTCATTGTATCTAGATAGTAAATTGGTCATGTTGCTAAGCGGAGAGTTGTTAAAACCCCCATTTTGAGCTCCTGGACCAAACATATTAAACAAAGGATTACTCATTACTCATCCACCTCCTTCTTACGTTTCGAAGCAGGTTTGAGCGAGAGTCCAGATATTGCTTTGTCAACTTCTTTCGAAACTGACTCGTTAATAATGGATGCTATCTCGTCTCGAGTAATGAAATTGGTAAAGTCTACTTTTGGAGGTTCTTCTATTGGCTTTGGCTCTCGCTTAACCAAATCGTAAATCTCCATATCAGCAGGTTTACCGCTTAAGTCTACAGATTTGATGTAGACTACAGGGTTCTCAGAATCGAACAATGCGATTCTATTCCCAGGAGCTACAGGATAACTCTTAGCCCCTGCCTCGCCTTGCACCCAAACAAAACTGCTCGATGGCGTTGGCGATGTTTGAGGAATTTGCTGTGTAAATCCGTTATTAAATTGTGAGTATGGGTACGGATTGTACCCGGCGTTGTAATTAAGCGCCATGTTTTATCTCCTTTCTCCAATAAAACATAGGGATCTCCTCTCCGGAGTCCCACGTATCATAGTAGTCGCCATCCTCTACAGCGACTACATGATTACCTATCGCGAGTAAGTATTTCCCGATAGAATAGTCATCGCAAAAATCTTTCACCGTGTAACAGTCCGGACAAGTATCCGGTAGTAAAGTTCGTTTAAAACCTTGCGTTAGCAAGTATCGTTCCCAGACTCTATTTGCTGATGGCATATCATGCATTAGAGCACCTTGTATACAAATATTAAAGTATGTTGTCTCCCAATCTTGATTGGTTAGTTTGGAAATTGCTCGTACTACACAATCGCCAACCAGCTTATGTTCTGGATTTGGATTGTAAAATATGTACATTGTTATTTACTTAGTAATGTCCTGTATATCGCTTCTTAGCTTTGGCATAATCACGAACCGTATTATATACTTGCTGCTTATCTACGGATAAATTCTCAAAGCTGTTTGCAGTCTTTGTTGCGGTATGGTACTTGAAATCGTTCCCCAAGTATGAAATAGACGATTTAAGTAATGGATTGCTCTTATCGTGGAACGCTTTATCATTCTTATATAAATCGTTAACCATTGCTTTTCCTAATTTAATTCCGCTATTCATTTGGTTCATTTCGGCAGCAAGCTGCTTATATTTACGAGTTCCATGAACAGCTAAGGCCGCGACAGCCACAGTTGCACCAACAGCAGCAGCCTGTTTAGCTCTCTTCTTTCGTAAAGCCGAGCGTTCTTCTGGAGTCATTTGTTTTCGGCTTCTAGTCATTCCTACTGAAGAAGGCATCTGCTTTCTTACGCCCCACTTCATGCCTCGAACGCCATAGTGGGATAATTCATCTGAAATGTAAATCATAACTCATTACCAATCTGTTTCAACATCAACATTCATGCACCATTCATACTTATCGATCATGGTCCTATAAGCATCCGCGGCTATGGAACTTGTTGGTGGATCAAACTGCATTCGTACATTAAGAACCATCCAAGCTCGAACCATTTCAACAACTTGGGCATCCTCAAAAAAATTACCCCATGTCTCATCGGAAGATTCGATTGAGTAATTTGTTGTTGGGCCCACGCCAAGCTGTTTAAGCCTATTGAATGAGGCATTAATAAAAAGTAGAAGATCGGTATCGAATGGTTTGTAGTCTTCCGTTTCGAGTTCTGAATCTTCTACTGATAATCCTGACAATTTCTTTATATCATTCAGGATTGAGTTTTCTAATATAGTGGACATACTCGCTCCTAATCATCGTGATCATCAGCGCCAAGACCACTATAAGATCTGAACGCCTTCATTGCTTCTGAATATAACTCTTCTACTCTCTTTGCAGACTGGAGAGCTTCAGTCTTTGCTATAAGATTGTCATTCTCCTTATCTAATTTGGCTAGTTCCTTCTCTCTTTTACGCGAACCGGCTTTTAAAAGCTCAGTTAACGCTGAAGCAGATATCGTTCCATCAAGTAATTGCCTTTCGGCAAGGTCATAAGCCAAAGAAATGAGCTGATTCTCCCTAGCCTCAGGAGTTAGCGCAGGCCTTTTCCTAGGCTTTGTCGGAGAAGACTCTGACTTCTTAGGTCTTGCCATACACTATCATCCCCTCTTCTATTACTTTTATTGACTTCTCAGATACTTTTTAGGGGGTGCAGACAATGAACTGGCGATACCTGAAAGGAGCATACTACTAAAAAAATAAAGGAGTAACAGTGAAGACATACACAACACCCCCTAAAAAGTATCTGAAAAATATCCCCCGGAGAAATATCAAAG